ATAAAGTAAAAGCTCTTTACGACTAGTTTTTTATAGCGCACTATACCTGTACAAACCTAGTTTTTTATGGCGCGCATTAACTTACTCTATCTAGTTTTTTATAGCGCGCTCGCTAGTTTTTTATCGCGCGTTTTTTATGGCGCGCTCTCGCTGGTTTTTTATGGCGCGCTTCCGCGCTGTTGCTGTTTCTAACTAGACCAAACCACAGCGCTCGAGAGCTAAAAATATTTCCGACTGGAAACCACAGCCCTCGAGAGCGCATACCTTAATTTAGATCTCCCCAAAACGCTCCCCTATTCGCGCGTTTATTAAAGGAACTGCGCGCGCGTATAATAATATATTTGTAATAAACAAATTTTTAACAAAACTTTAACATTTAAAATTTTAACAAAACTTTAACATTTCAATTCTTGTTTATATGGTTTAATCTATTATATTGCAATATATTAATTTTTATAAAAACAGCGAATTTATGGAACAGTTTAAAACAAACGAGCAAGCCTTATTTTTAAACTTGCTTAAAAACCGAAGTGTTAATCAAGGTCAACCCGAACAGGTTTATCAAATGCCTTTTCAATGGTCGCCGTCGGGCATATCTTTCGAGGGTCGATTAGTATTCAAAACAGTTTTTTCGGAAACACTATCATCGACATCAGCTATTACCGATGTAGACGACGCGCAAATAAACAGCCTTATATCTAGTATGGTTGGCGATTTTATTCAGTATAAGCACGGTATCTTTTCTAGAGTTATCAAAAAACTTGACGAGAAACGTTTTTATCAAATACGTAGTTGGTTTATTACAAATTTTGACGACGACAAGTTGCCAGATTTTGTTACGAGAAATGTTTGGGGTGTGGGTAATATAGATTATCAAATTGACGGTAGAACTTTTATTACAGTTGATAGTGACGGTAGAATAAGCAACAAAGATTATTCAGCGTTGCTTGACGAAAGACTTTTTGTATTACTTGACCAGTCGGAAAATATGCGATGTGTTAAAATTGATACGGCATTTAGAAAAACTTTATCAGCTATGACTAGTTGGTCTTTTAGAACGGTTAATGGCTTATCCGAGCATTACTTTGATTATGACGTTGACGAAAATCAGATATTTTGTAAGTATCTTAACGGAAGGCATACAAAGAGTTACACAGTTGGCAAGGGTTTAAAACGTATTGCATATCTTATGGAACAAGACGACAGTGTATTGACCGATGCTTTTATCAAGGAGTTTTCTATGAAACTTAAAAATTGGGGTAAAGGTACTTTAGAAGTTGTTGGCGGTTCGGACATAGCGCATTTTTATCACGGCAATCAGTATTGCGAAAGTTCCGATACGGGTAGCCTTGCTAGTAGTTGTATGCGTGGCGATGACTATGAGGAATGTATTGATATGCTTTATTCGGATAACGCGAGTATGTTGATAATGCGTTCTAATATGGATAACGCAAAGATATTAGGTCGAGCTAACTTGTGGGTGTGTGACGACGGCACAAAGTTTATGGATAGAATATATTGTGCGGAAGAAAATATGCAACAGTTTAAGGATTGGGCAAATGACAACGGCTACTATCACAAGGGTCGTCAGTCTTATTCTAGACCTTGGCTAACCGTGTTAAACGGCAAAAGTAAAGAGCAACACTTAATGCAGATTACTTTAGATAGTGTTGACGGTTACGACGATAGCGATTTGCGAGCGCCTTATATGGACACTTTCAAATATCTAAATGTAGATACCAATGTGTTGCAGAATTATGCACCGCCACGTGGCGACGACGACCGTTGGTATTTCCTTGAGGGTACTTGTGGTTACGGCGAACGTATCGACACACAATATTCAATGCAATACGAAGTATAATTATTAACTTATTAAATCACATTAAAATGATAAATTTAGAAAAAACATTAAGAGTACAAACGTCATCATATAAAAATAAAAATATGTTGCGTTATATTAAGAAGCAACTATCGTCGCTAGGCGCTAGTTATGACCAGGATAAGCACGGTAACATTTATGCTACCAAAGGCGAGGCGGACACGTATGTTTGTGCGGTAGCACATACGGACACAGTTCATAAGTTAGTGCCAAAAGCTAACTTTAAAATTTACACCGACAAAAACATTTTGTTCAGCGTTGACACGCGTACATACAAGCGTTGCGGTATCGGTGGCGACGACAAGGTTGGAGTTTATGTGGCGTTGCATATTATGTCGCAAATGGACGCGTTCAAGTGCGCTTTCTTTGTTGACGAGGAGGTTGGTTGTGTCGGTTCAAGTCAAGCCGACGTTAAGTTTTTTGACGACGTTATATTGTGCGTTCAAGCAGACCGCAAGGGTGTTCGCGAAATTACATCTAGTATCAACGGCACGGAAATGTATTCAGACGCGTTTGGTACGAGTATTGCGCATATTATCAAGACGCATAACTTTGTTGAGGTTAATGGCGGTACTACCGACGTTGGGGAATTAGGCGACAAGTTGTTGAGTATTCCGATGTTCAATGTTGCGTGCGGGTATTACTTACCACATACTAGCGACGAGTATGTTAACACTATTGACGTTGACGACACGATTGCCTTTTTACGAGATGTTATTGACTTTGTTATAGCTACACCACCGACGGACACTTGGACTAGACCCGAGTATACTTATGGTAATACTTTTTATGGCGGTTGGGATGCTTGGGATTATGGAGGATATGGTAAGTCTATCAAGAAATCTAGTAAAAACAAGTTTAGACGCAAGTCTTATGAGGACTACAAGTGGGATGACAAGCGAGCTTGTTGGGTAGACAAAGACAAGAAAGATGACGATAAGATTAGTTGCCAGGTTTGTAACGGAAGTATGGTTGACACATATCAAGGAGATGCTTGGTGTAGGGAATGTGGAGCTTGGCAACAAACAATCTAGCTTTTTTAGTATTCGCAGATTTTTAGGCTAGAGTGTAAACGGTTGGTTTTTTAATCAGCCGTTTTTTAGCTAGTTTTTTATCGCGCTGTGGAGCGTTTTTTATCGGGCGCGTTTTTTACCGCGCGAGCATGCTGTTTTTTAATATCTGCTTTTTTATCTCGCTAGTTTTTTACCGCGCGAGCTCACTAGATAGCTCACTAGATAGCTTCCTAAACCTTTCTGTCTAGCATTTCTTCTAACAACAGCACTCGAGAGCGCAAATAAACTTTAACATAATTTTAACAAAATTTTAACATTTACATCTATTCTACTTTTGTACTTTTGCCTTGAACAAAATTTTTATTTAACCCTAAAATAACATTATTATGAAGACATTAATTACATTTTTATTGAGCTTTTCAATCGTAACACTAACATTTTTAAACGAGCCGTCTAACTTTGTACCGCTTCTATTTTTAGCGTGCTTTATTAATCTGGCTATAATCGGGATTAAAACTCGCGTAAAAACTCCCGTAAATAAAGCTTAATTTTTAGCGCCATTTTTTACCTCGCGTGTTTTTTATCGCGCGCACTGTGTAGAAATCTGGCGCTATATTTTTGCCTATCTGTAACGGGAGCACTCGAGAGCGTAAAAATACCCCAAAAAAATTTTAACAAAACTTTAACATTTCATTAACACTTTTATATTACCTTCTAAATTATATTTGTATTGTTGCAACGGTGCAACACTTAAAAATCACATATTATGAATAAAGTTCAAGTAATTAGTAAAATTGAAAGCCTTAACGTATTGACGCCTAACAAGTTAGCGACGTTAAAAGGTAAACAAGTAAAGGAAATCGTCGCGTTTTATCATGCGACATTATGCAACTTAATTAAGCCTTTAGGATTACCCGAAAATGTTAGCGCGACCCTATCAATACAACGTCTAGAAACGTTAGCGGATAATTACAAGCAAACGGACAAAGCCCACAAAACAACTTTTAAAGCGGGCGCTTTAGGTTTACGCCAAACGGCGGTAATTAACGCGGTTAACGACATTAACGCGGGTAAAATTGACGGCGTTTCTTTCCCGATTGATATTAAACAATTCAAAAATATTGTTTGCGGTTATTATGCTAGCAAATATTTTGTTTTGGACGGTATGAACCCGCAAAATTTAGCAAGTGTCGAAACGTTATTTAACGCGGGGTTAATTACATTAATAGACGGTGTCGACGAAAAAACCGTTTTAGACCAATTAAAGAAAAACGGTTATTTTGCGGGCGCTAATTCATATAGTACAACGCATAAAAATAGCACAACAAACAACGATATTTTTACCTTTGTTTTGGCTAAAGATGGCGCTAAATTGACTTTTACGGCAAAGTAATGGTCTAATACTAGCGAAAGCTAAAAAGCCCTTATAATTGATTTATAGGGGTTTTTTTTTGGCTTTTTTTCAAGGTGGGGGGGGGTCGGATGCTACTCCTGTGCAGACCCCTTTCTCGGATAAAATTCAAATAAATCAGACCATACTTCGGCTTGAACTTCATCGAACTGGATTGTTTCGCTGCAGATCGTCAGCCCTGGGGAGCAATCCTTGTGGCTGCGGAGCGCTGTGTGTGTATTTATGTGAGTAAGTAAGAGTGGTTGCCAAACTTTTTGTGTTAAAAAATGGCAACTCGAAGGCAACCCTTGTCATTCCTGGGGTTTAGCCAAATTGCCTTTCTTCTTCTTTTTTTTTTTTCAAAAATATACAGAGTTAGGCAAAACGGTAGAATGGGGGTTGGCGTGTGAGAAATTCCAGCGGTTGTGTTTTAGTGAAAGTTAGGCAACTTACAAAAAAACGCTTGTTAGTGGCAGTGTTTTCGGGGGTTGCCTATGGATTGCCTTGGTAAAAATAGGCAAGTTAGGTTTGGCAACAAGGCAACTTGGTTTGGTTAGGGAGTAAGTTTTGGAGTGTAAATATGTTAATAAATATTATATTATCTTTGTATCAGATTAATTTAACTTTTGTTATATTTGTAATATGTTAGTTGCGGACAAAAAGATATTTTTAATAAATGCCTATTGGAAAAGAAACGCAACTTCTTAACCGATAGGCTTTTTTATTTTATGGAAAAAAACTTAATACACATTTACAACACTATTCATTATGAACACGCTATTAGAGTGTTTAAGGCATCCGATAAATCTATTGGCACTAGAAAAGCTAAAGAATTAGAAGTAAACAAAAACGTTTACTTTACATATAATTTAAATGAAACTTTTGATTTTGCTGTATTTAACACTAAAATAGGAATGTTTCATATTTTAAAAAATGATACATTTCTTACGCCTTTCGATATGCTATGTAAAATAAAACACAACAACTGTGTTCTACCCGCATTTTATGAAATAGAATTACTTATAAAAAAATCAAAAATACCTTTTATTCGTGTTGCAAGCGATTATTTCAAGGTGCTAGAGGACAATGAATTGATTGGATATAATAAGTCGGAGATTAGGCAAGACTATGGAAAAGATGTTTTTGATGTCATAAAGTCTTATGATAAATTTGGTGTTTTTCCTAATAACATAAACTATAAAGAAAGTATAGGTAATATGTTAAACACGTATCACAGACCTATGAATAAGGCTTTTAGTGGCGAAAAAATAGAATGGGGGGATGAAAGAATTAAGTGGTCTATGTCTATGTTATCGCATATTTTCGGGGATATGTTAGATTTAGGCATTGAATACGTGCAACAATTATGGTGTAATCCTAAACAGATGTTACCTATATTGGTTTTAGCGTCGGTAGAAAGGCAAACGGGTAAAACAACGTTTAGTAATTGGCTAAATAGTATTTTGGGCGACAACCACGTATCTTTAGGATTAGAGGATATGAAAGGCGATTTTAACCATTTCTTTGCCGAAAAACTACTAGTATCAATAGAGGAAACGCAAGATGAATCGCATAAACTAGTAAATAAACTTAAAAGAATTAGTACAACTAGCAAAATGTTAGTAAATCCTAAAGGAGTTAAGCAATATGTTGTAGATTTCTACGGAAAACTATTAATTCTTACAAATTCGCCCGATAATTTCTTAAAAATAGACGATGAGGAAATAAGGTTTTGGGTAATGAATATTCCTACGCTAGTTGGTAAGGGAAATCATAATATTGTAGAGGATTTAGAAAAAGAAATACCATTTTTCTTAAACTTTCTAGAAAACCTACCTATGCAAGAAAAAAGGTCTAGAATGTGGTTTCATCCAAGCGAGATTATTACAAGCACGCTAGAAAAGGTACAAAAAGAAAGTAAAAACAGTACGGTAAAAGATTTAATTTATTTATTTGAAAATGACTTGTATGACGAAATGGTAGTTTCGGGAAGGTCGGAAATGTATTTTAATGCAACGGATATTAAAGATAAATATTTTAGAAATAACAATTTAGTGACAAGAAATTATTTAAGTGGTGTTTTAGATGACTTAACAACTAAAGGTTTATTAAATAGTTCGGATAAAAAGATAAAATATATGCCTACTATTGGCGATATGTCAGCGCAAAGGGTTGGAAAGTGTTATTGGCTATCATTAAAAGGCGATGATTTAAAAGAAGTGGTTGTTGATGAAGATGATAATTTATTCTTTTAATTATGATATTAAAACTAAAAAATATAAAATTAATTAAGACGGAATATGGAAACGATGTCGTTATAAAACAAATAGAGTTAAGGGATGACGACGGAAAATTCATAAAACACATCAAATTAGATAATGATGTTGTTAGAATATTACATAATAGTAAAATAAAATTATAATGGAAACAAAAAACATAGATTTATTTGGAAACGTAGTAATAACAAACCCATTGTTAAGGGATAGGTTTATTGAGCCACCTTTTAGTATTTTAGATACAAAAAGCGGTAATTGGCAAAAAAGAAAAAAGTTATGGAAAAGAATAGGTATGAAATCAGAGGTCGGTAGGGATGCAACTACTTTTAATATGAAAGATTGGGCGGATAAAAAAAGGGAACAAGGTTTAAAAGGACACAAACTACCTAGCGACACTAGTATATTTGACCCAGCTTTATGCGAGGTTTTATATCATTGGTTTGTTCCTAAAGGCGGTACTATATTAGACCCTTTTGCGGGAGGTAGTGTTAGGGGTATTGTTTCTAATTATTTAGGATATAAATATACGGGAATAGATATAAGAAAAGAACAAGTAGAAAGTAATTATCAACAAGCGGATGAAATATTAACGGACGAATCACATTCAGCGCCTATATGGATAGTTGGGGATGCGGATAAATCATTAGACTTGCTACCAAAAGACAAAAAGTTTGATTTTGTTTTTAGTTGTCCACCTTATGCGGATTTAGAGGTTTATTCGGATTTAGAAGGAGATATTTCTAATATGAATTACGATGATTTTATGGTTGCATATAGTAGCATTATTAAAAAAAGTATATCTTTGTTAAAAGAAGGAGGCTACGCTTGTTTTGTTGTCGGTGAGGTTAGAAATAAGAAAGGCAACTACATAGGCTTTGTTCCCGACACTATAAAAGCGTTTCAAAATGCGGGTGTTGGATATTATAACGAGGCTATATTGTTAAATTCAATCGCAAGTGCAAGTATGCGTGCTAATGGCAATATGAAAAGTAAGAAACTAGTAAAAATACATCAAAACGTTTTAATATTTAAAAAATGAAATCAAAAGGATTAGGCGACACAATAGAGAAAATAACAAAAGCAACGGGAATAAAAAAAGTTGTTGATACGGTAAGCGAAATAACGGGAGTTGATTGCGGATGCGCGCGTAGAAAAGAAATTTTAAACAGGAAAATGCCTTACGATAAATAAAATGTCAGAAACAAGATTACAACAAGAAATTATAATGTGGTTTAACAACGAATACCCTTTATATAGGGGTTTGTTGTGCTACAATAACAATAATTCAACGGGAAGTGTTCGCGGTGTTTGGAATAAATTTTTAGGAATTATAAAGGGTAGGTCAGATTTAACGTTTTATTTTAACGGAAATGCGTATATGATAGAATTAAAAACGTTAAAAGGGAGACAAAGTGAAGCACAAAAGGATTGGGAAAAATTAATAGTAAGGCACGGATTTACTTATATAGTAGTGCGTTCGTTACAAGATTTTAAAATCGCAATACACAAAATAATAAATCATTTGGAATATTAAAAAAAAAGCATAACTTTGCAGACAAACATTTATAAATGAAATTACTTGGGTATAATTGGCAGTTTCCACTTTGGTTTAGAAATCGCGAGGGGGAGAATTTTTACGACTATACAACCGCTAACGGTTGGTATCAATCAAAAAACAATTTAGCAATTGCACAAGAACACCCACTACTTACACCAGCATTATTATTTGTTGCAAAACTATTTTCACAAGCAGAATTTAAAGTTTGTAGAAAAAGTAATGGCGAAACAGCGCCAAATCATCCAATGATAAGCGTGTTGAAAAAACCAAACGCAAATCAAACACTTCCAGATTTATTAGAAAGTTTATTGTTTAGCCAATTAGCAAATGGCGTAGGTGTATTATATATTAAAAGAAATGCTTTAATAGGAAAACCTAATTCATTATACGTTTTAGATTATCAATTAATAGAGTTTCCCGAAAATCTAGAAAAGTCTAAATTTATAAATAAAAGTCAAAACGAAAAATATTTAAACAAAGAAATTATTTATGACGAGTGTGGGGAAAACATTAAAATAAAATTAAAAGATTTATTGTTCTTTTATGATTTACCTAATTACTTAAACGAAAATCCTTTCGATGTTAAGTCAAGGCTCGACGGCTTAAAACAGACTTTAATAAATAGTATTGATAGCGCAAAGGCTAAAAATATAATTATAAAATCTAACGGTAAAGAATTAATTACGGGTCAAAAAGACGGATTCCCTTTAACACCAGATGAAAAGAAAGATGTAGAAGATAGATTTAACGGAAGTTATGGTGTTGGTTATAATAGAAAAAGAGGTATTGTTACTAAAGCAAATATTAAGTGGCAATCTTTACATATTATTGCAAGGGATTTAGGACACGACGAAGGCACTAAAACGGATGCAAGTGTAATATTTGCAGCTTTACACATTCCAAATGATGTTTATTCTATTACGGGCGCAAAGTCTACTTATAAAAATGCAAACGCATCTTTAATTAGTTATATTCAAAACGAAATGATGCCTACATTAAATAGCTTTATAGAAACTATACAGCCTTTGTTTGGCGACAATTATTATTTAAAAGGGGATTACAACCACTTACCAGTTATGTTGCCTAGTCTAACTATTACTTATCAAAATTTAAGCCTACAAATGAAAGCTCTAAATGATGCTAGAATGACGGGTATTAGTGATAAAGACGCTTTAGAAATGGTAGGTTTGCCTAGAACACTAGAGTTAAAACCAGTTAAGCCATTAAGTTCGACGGGGGAAAATTCAGAACAACAAGAAGAAGAAGAAAATAACGATAATCAAAACGAAGAAAATGAGCAAAGCGGAAGTAATTAAAAATTTACAAATAACTTTATCAAAAGACGGAAATCCAGAGGTAAAAAAGGTAATAAGAAAAAGATTAGAAAAATTAACTAAAGATGAAATAATAAAAAAATAATTATGGAAATACCAAAAGAATTAATAGGAAAAGAGCTACACGCTTTTTTAAAAGAAAATAAAAGCGACTTAATTTATGCTAAAAAAAGCGCAATTAAAACATCTGATTCTATTTCGTCGGTTTCATTAATGGGTAACAATATTGATGCTAAAAAAGGTTTTTCTAATGACAATAAAGATGAAATAAAAGTACGTGCAATTATAAACACAACGAATGTAATTGACAGTCATAAGGATGTTCATTTAGACGGTATTTGGAACAAGTCTTTAAAAGAAAACAAAAACATAAAGTTTTTACAAGAACATAAAATGTCTTTTAAAACAATTATTGCAGACCGTGATGATTTAAAAGTTTCATCTAATAATGTTTCTTGGAAAAGTTTAGGTTATGATTTTGAAGGCAAAACGGATGCACTTACTTTTGACGCTACTATAAAAAGGAATAGAAATAAAGAAATGTTCAAAGAATATAGTGAGGGTAATGTTGATAATCATAGTGTTGGTATGCAATATGTGAAAATGGAACTAGCATTATATTCAGAGGATGAAGATTACGAGGAAGAAAAAGCGGTTTGGGATAAATATATTGATAAAATAGCTAATAAAGATGTTGCTATAAAATCAAGTTATTTTTGGGCTGTTTCCGAAGCTAAAGTTATAGAGGGTAGTGCGGTTGTAATGGGTAGTAATTCTTTTACGCCAACTATTCAATCCGATAAAGAAACAAAAGAAATAATCGAAACAAAAGATAACGCCATAGTTGAATGGCTTAAAAATAATTAAAGCCGTCATTAGACACTTTAACTAAAAGATGCAAGCCGTGTAAAACACTTGTATAGAAATGAATTAATATAAATTTTTAAAATTATTTAAAATGAAAAACGAAGAAATTCAAAAAATGCTTGATGACAAGTTTAAGTCTGTACAAGACGAACTTGCAACGGCACAAGAAAATGGTGCTACTAAAGAAGAATTAGTAGAGCTTTCAAACGCTATTGAAAAAGCTGGAAACAGTTTAGAAGATTTTATTGCAAGTCAAACAAAAAATGAATTAAAAAGCTACCAAGCTCAATTTAAAGATTTTTTAGTTGAAAAAGCTAATGAAATTAAAGAAATGTTTGAAAACGGTAGTGGTTCAATCGAATTTACACCTAAAGCAGTAGCTGATATTACAACAGCTTCAGGAACGGATGCGGTTCAATTTCCAGCAACGGCACACAATGATTTAGAAGGGTTTAATTTAAGAAACGATGATGTATTGGTTTCTATGGCTAACGTATCTTCTAGTTCAAGTCCTGTTTTTTCTTATTCAGAATTAGAGCCAAAAGACGGAGATTATTCTTTTGTAGCTGAGGGAGCAGAAAAGCCACAAATTGATTTCAAATGGGTTAACCGTTTTGCGCAACCTTACAAGATTGCAGCTCACGAAATTTTAACAGAAGAGGCGGTAACGGATGTAGCTAGACTACAATCGGTTGCTAACGAATATCTTGTTAAAAAGCACGGACTTTTCAAAGCAAACAAACTTTATTTTGGAACGGGTGTAGGAAACGAGGCTGAAGGAGCTACCGTTGTTGGTAGAACTTTTGTAGCGGGAGATATGGCTGGCGAAGTAACAGACCCAAATTTTATGGATGTAGTTAATGCGTGTATTACTGATATTTATACTACACATAACTATACTGACGAATCTAGCTATATGGCTAACATTGTATTAATTAACCCAGTTGATTTTTACTTACAATTAGTATCTGCTAAAGACGGACAAGGATTACCATTATATCCACAAGCTGGATTATTTAATCAAGTTACGATTGGTGGAGTTACTATTAAGCCTTGGGATAAAATTCCAGCAGGAAAGATTTTTGTAGCAGATATGAAAGCTATGAATGTTATTAATTATGTTCCTTTTTCTGTTCGTTTAGGTTGGATAAATGACCAATTTATTACTAACCAATTCACAATGGTAGGTGAGTCTAGGTATTTCCAATTTGTTAAAAATTTAGATAGACAAGCGTTTATTTATGACGACATAGCAACTGTAAAAGCAGCTATATCAAAAGGCGCGGGTGCATAATTAAAAAATAAACAAAATGGCAAAATCAAAAAGTATTAGTACAGGTAGCGGAAAATCAAAAACTAAAAAAGTTGTAAAACCAACAAAAGGTATGGTTTCCGTAAAATTCCTAAAAGATTTTGGGAGTTATAAAAAAAAGGATGTAGCTTCGTATAACATTACGACTGTTTCAGCCTTAATTGACAAAAAAATCTGTGCTATTGTTGAATAGTATATAAAACAAGTGATATGATAACGACACCTAATTTTTATAAAAATGAAATATATTTGCCTAATGCGAAAGAATCGGTTACTGGGGATGTTATGAGCATTCAAAGTGAACTATTGGATTTCATTAGCGAATATGAGGAAGAGTGTCTTATTACTTGTTTAGGTTATCAATTAGCCAATAATTTTATGTCTAATTTGGATAGTAGCGAGGATAATGGATTAATTCCAACCGCTGATGTTAAATGGGATAGGCTTTTAAATGGATATGAATATGTTAACCCAAAGGGAGAAACGGTTAAATGGAAAGGCGTTGTTTTTTCTACGTTTTCTGGTGGCGTTAACGATAAAAGTTTTCTAGCTTATTATGTGTATTATTTTTACGAAAGTAATGCCTATATAACACGTTCAGATTTAGGGCATCAAATTGAGGTTTCTAAAAATGCCGAAACAGTTACGCCTACACAAAAAGTCACAAAGGCTTTTCGTAAATTTATAGATATGGTTCAAGGTGGTTATTATAGCTACCCCGAGCCTAAATTCTGGAGAGATTTAGGTAATAATTTAGTAGGTATTGATTACTATCAGCAAAGGAAAAAGAATAGAGGTATAAGTTTATATACTTTCATATCGAATATGAACGAATTAAATGGGGATGATTATTATAATGATTTCCTACCATTTGAACATATTATGAAAGAATCTAATGAATTTGGAATATAATGAGCAACGTTAAGAATATTATAATTACGGAAAAAAGGTTAAAAGAAATGTTTGACCTATTACCTAATTCTGAAGCTATTGACGGCTCGGCATCTTTCAAGCCTATATTTGGCTACGGCGACAAAAAAGAATTAAACGCTTTTTTAAAAGCTAAAAATCTTGTTAAGACCCGAACGCCTTATCCTTTAATTTGGTTATTATATCCGTACAATGAATATCATTGTAAGACAAATGTTGAAATCGAAAGATTATCGTTAATTCTAGCGGTTCAAACTAATGCGTCAATGGGCAACGAAAAGCGAATAAATAGTACATTTAGTAAAATATTATTTCCATTATTGAATAATATTAAATGGTTATTTACAAGAGCTATAATTGTAAATTGGGATAATAAGTTTGAATTAACAAAGTACCCTAATTATTCGGAGGACGATAGTGCTACGGAACACGCAGGAACTTTTATATGGGATGCGCTAAAATTTGTTATAGATGTTAAAATTACGGATGATTGTTTAAATAAAGTTAATTTTTAATTATGGAAGAAAAACCTAAAAAAAAGAAAAGAACCCCTAGAAAAAAGAAATCTAAATTTATTGGAATAGTTATTTCTGATAAATTTAGAAAAAAAGGGCAACTTATTCCAAAAGGAACAAAGTATGACGCTATCGAAGAAGATAGTTACAATGTATTAATTAATAATGGGTATATAAAATCCCAAAAATAAATAAAAATAAAAATGGCAACAATAAGTAATATTGCAAATAAAAAAGAATGTGGTAGCGGAGTAACGGCTAACACTGGAAAATTAGGGTGCTTGTCGCTATTCGGCACACCAACACACGCGCTTTTAGTAGCTAAAGGATTTACCTTGAACGGTTCTGCTGATTGGACTGTTGAAACTATAAAGCAGTTGACAATGAAAGGACACGTTGTTCCTTTAATTGGAGCAAGTGCTTTTGAGGATGTTTCTTCTGAAGATACCTATTCTACTAGTGTAAACGGAGTTAAGAGATTAAGTCTTAAAGGATTACCTGAATACAAATTAACTTTCGAGGAAGGTCACGAATTTTATCGTCAATTAGATAGATTACGTGGTTTCAAAGATTGGGATGTTATTCTTGGGGATGAAAACGGAAATTGGCTAATGGGTATGTCAGGTTCAAATCAATATGGCGGATTAACAGCAGGTCATTTAACACCAGAAATTACTAAAAGAAAAGTAGCGGGTGGAGATGCTGAGTCAAAATCAATAATGTTTCAGTTTTTAGATAGATTACAATTTGACAGATATTACGCTATCTTAAACGCTGATGAATTAGATTTTTACCCAGAGGAAATTTTGGCTATTAACGGTGTTGATGTAGATTTCCATACAGTTCCGTCTAACGGAGATACATCATTAGAGCTTGACATTTTACTTAACTCAGACCATAGTACGGGTATTCTTGGATTAGATTCACAAGACTTTTATGTAAAAGTAAATGGAGCTACAGCTACGTTAGGAGTTCCTTCGCAAGACAATGTTGGGGGTACTTTATATACACTTCCAATTACAAGTCCTTCGTTAAATACTAACGACACACTTGAAGTTGGATTTAGCAACCCAATAATTGACAATGGAATTGGAAATCCTGGTGCAAATGCGTTCGGTAATCAAGGAGAGTTAGTTCGTGCTTTTCCTACATTAACGGGAACTGTTGTATTATAATAACTTAATTTTTTTTGATTAGTAAAGAGCCTAGCTAATTTAGTTAGGCTTTTTTTTTGTAGATTTGCATTATGAAATCGGAAGAATATATTAGATTATTAGAAAGCAATATAGATAAGCTACCAGCATTAGTTAAAAATTATGTTTATAAGCGTGGTGGCATTTTAAGAAGTGTTAAGCAAAGATTTTTAAAAAAAGGTGTTGACGGATATGGTAATAAATTAGGCACATATTCTAGCGCTACGATTAGAAGGAAAAAGAAAAAAGGTCAAATAACATCACACGTAACTTTAAGGGATAGTGGTCAATGGTATGAAAGTTTATTTTTAACATTTGAAGGAACGACATTAATATTAGATAGCACCGATTTATCTTTAACCTCTAAACTTGTAGACGGCGAAAAATTATTTCCAGGTTATGGACAAGGTATAATGGAATTTAGTAAAGAAGAACAGGTTATGATTGATAGTATTTTAGATGAATTTTATTTTGAACTATCAAAAAAACTAGAAAAAAATATAGATATTGAAATATGAAAGTATATAAAGATTTAGACGAAATGCCTATTTATAATTTTTTTAAGGTAATGTATAACTTTGAAAAAAATATGAATTATTTATACAAAAAAAATAAACACAATAAAGATTTGTCAAAAGAGGAATTATTTAATACCTTTGAAGACCTACAACAAAAATACTTAAAGCTAACTTTTTCTAAATCAGACCTACAAGACGAAAAATTAAAAGCTAAAGTAACCTATCTGACGGGAATACAAGATATTATACAATCAGTTTTAAATTGTTATCTTGAAACGCATTATGAGGATGTTTTTTTAATTTTAAATGAATTTAAGATGTTTAAATTAAAACTACCAATAAAAACTGAGGATATAAAATATATTAAAAAGCAATTGCTTTTTATACAAAATAAAATTAATTTAAAGTTAGCTAGTTTTAAATTAAAACACAAAAAAGGACAAGAAAATTCTGAAGAATTAGAACATAACTTACAAAAAGATTTAGATAAACAAGCGCTTTCTTTAGAAACTTATTTAGAATTAGGATATAAAATAGATGTTAAAAAAACATCAGTTTTAAGGTGGGTTAATTTAGTTAACTTATCAAATGAAAAAAGTGAACGAATAAAACAATTATAAAATGCAAATATTAGATTTAAGATTTGATGCTGATATAACTTTAAAAATAGACGAGGGAGTTTCTTATAAGCCGTCCATATCTGGAATTAGAACTTTAGATACGGAATACACTTTTTCTTGTAATGATATAGTAAAAACGGTTGCAAATGGCGGAATTACTTTAGTGAACAATAGTATAATAATTAATATTGATGAAAATGATTTTCCTAGAGGTCATTATAAAGGGTGTCTAGAGTCTAATTCAAAAATAGCGGGAATTTATAAATATTTTAAAATAGAAATAATAAGTTATGGGGTTGTTAGCTGTTAATAGCAATATTGCTTTTGAAAAATTAACAATAAGTTGTGTTGATGCAAAATCTGTTTATATGACAAACGGACACGTAGACAACAAGATTACTTTTAGCGTACAACAATACCCCCACGTAACATACGAACAACCTACTAAATTTACAAATTTAACAGACACGCCTTTAGATTATACAGGCGAAAGCGGAAAAATTGCAAGGGTTAATGAGCTTGAGGAAGGATTAGAATTTACAAAAATACTTTTAACGGACATAACACAATATCAAGAAGATATAGAGATAAGTTCTTCACAAATTATAGATTTTGAAGAATTAAGAAAATATGAACACGACCAAGGAACGCCAAACAGTGTTTGGACAATAAATCACGATTTAAATAAAAGACCCTCGGTTAGTATAATAGATTCTGCTGGAAGTAATGTCTTTGGACAAGTAGAATACAACGACGAAAATAACTTAACAATAACTTTTAATACCGCTTTTTCAGGAGTGGCTTACTTAAACTAATAATTAAATAATAAAAAATGGCAGCAATTAAACATTTAGTCAATTTAGACATGAGCAAAAATCAACTACTTAATGCAGTAGTTCAAAACTTGGCGGTAGCGCCTTCATCCCCAGTAGAGGGGCAAATTTATTGGGATACTTCGGTAGACTCGCTTTTTGTATGGAACGCACAATCAAGTGCTTGGATAGATTTAGGGAGTAGCGGAGTAACAAATTTATCTTATACTACAGGAGCTAGTAGCGGTGTAGTTGTATCAAGCACGGGAACGAACGCAACACTTCCTGCAGCAACAACATCAAACGCAGGTTTAATGTCTAGCGCTGACAAAACAAAATTAAACGCAGTAGATGAAAATGCGGAAGAAAATGTAGCTACAAATTTAGCGGAAAGTGGCGCTACAACTACAACCGTTAAGGTAACATCATCAACGGGAACGGATGCGACTTTAAATTCAGCGTCTACTAGTAGAGCGGGTTTAATGTCAAAAGCAAAATTTGACCAAGTAGAGGTAAACAACAATAAAGTAAGTGACATAAATCATAACGTTTCAACTAATTTAAGCACAACACAAAACACAACAACCGTAGTGGTTAATTCAAGTGACGGAAACAATGCAACTATAAGTTCAGCATCTACTTCGCAAGCAGGTGTTATGACTAAAGCTATATATGACGAACACTTATTAAACAACGCTAAAGTTTCAAATGTACCCGAAACGGTAACAAGTATGAGCTTATCCTCAAACATTCTTACTTATACGGACGAGGACGGAAACGACACTGATTTAGATTTATCTTTATATTTAGATGATACTAACTTGGCTAGATTAACTAGTGGTACTATAAACTCGGGTACGGGTATAGCTACATTTACAAGGGATGACAATACTACCTTTACAGTTGATATGTCTGCTTTCTTGGACGCAATTACTTTAAACAATACACTTGTTTCAACGTCTACCACGCAAGGTCTTACGGCTAATATGGGTAAAACCTTAAAAGATTTAATTGACACAATTAATTCAAATAACACAGGTTCTAATACGGGCGATGAGGTTCAAGCTACAACCACAACTAAAGGTATCGCTGAAATTGCTACACAAACCGAAGTTAATTCTGGTTCAGATAATTCAAGAATAGTAACACCCCTTACTTTAAAAAGCACTTTAGGGATTACAAGTTCGTTAAGTACAACTTTAACTTATAGCGATACTATTGGAAACGGAAGTTCAACATCTATTGCAGTAACACATTCAATCGGTAATCAATACGTTCAAGCATCAGTTTATGAAGTTTCATCAACAGATCAAGTTATGTGTGAAATAGAATTAACGTCTAGTACGGTAACTACATTTAAATTTAATACAGCTCCAACAACAAATCAATATAGAGTTGTTATAATTGGATAAAAAATGGCTACAAAAAAAATATTAACAGATTTGCAAATTGCGGGAACTGTAAACTTCCAAAATATTAAAATAGCATCTTCACAAGGCGCAGACGGACAAGTCTTAACATCAACAGGCTCTGGGGTTGCGTGGGAAGATTTACCAAGTAGCGGTGGGATTACATCAACAACAAGCGGTGAGCCTTCGGGAAGTTCTACAATAACTAATATTGTGCAAATAGATTTATCAGATTATAATACCGCTGCAAATAATGGTAATTTAGTAACTGGAACAGTTTATTTAATAAAGTAATATGCCTATAAAAATAAAAAATGCAGGTCAAACCAATGCAAATGATGTAGTAAAGCTAGTGTATAGAACTTCAGGTAACGGTAAACCTACGGAATTTACTGATGTTTATGTTTATCAAGATGAAGTTTTTCCAGGCCCTTCAGCTACGGGCGGAGTAGCTACGGTAACAATAAGTACCGCGGGATATATAAAATGGTTTGCTGGAACTTTTGCTACCGTTCAAAGAAGTACTAGTGGTTCGGGTTCGGGAGCTACTTTTAATGTAACTATAAATGGTAGTGGTGCAGCAACTTCGGTTTCTTCTATAACTGCATCGGGTTCGGGATATGCGGTAGGCGATACTATAACATTAAATTATACGTCAGTGCCAGACGGTAGGGAATCTATTTATACAGTTTTAACCGTGGCTAGTATATCTTAATTAATAATAAAAATAAAAGTAAATTAAAATGGCTAAGATTAATGTAAATGCACAAGAAACCATAGCGTCTATTAGGGAATTAATAAACGTTATGAAAACTTTAAGTAAGGAAACCGCTAGAATAGGAAACGTAAGCGGTAGTTCTTTTACTAAACTACAAAGCGACATTAAAGCCTTAAGAAGTGCAATATCTACTATAAGCAAAAAATTTACCGAATTAAATAAAAACCTAAATAGAAATAGTAATATAACAAAAACCAATTCTAAAAGACTTACTAAAAATAGTGCCGAAATAAAACGTAATTCCGATTTAACAAAAACCAATTCAAAAAACAAAAGAGAAAACACAAAGGCTATTGATAGAATGTCAAGTTCTTTAAATAGAGAAACACGAGCTAAACAGAAAAGTAATAGACAAAACAAAAAGAACATTAAGGGTCAAAAAGGTTTCTTTGGAGCTATGGCAAAAGGAATAGGCACGGTAATGGCTATTGTTGCAGCTCTAGGTTTTTTAATTAAGATTGGAAAAAATATTTTTAATCTTGCTTTAAAATTTGATTCTTTAGCTTTGGCATTAAAATTTACATCAAAGCAAAGCTGGGAGGCAGGACGGTCAATGCAATTTCTTTTAGAACTAAATCAAAAATTTGGTGCGCAAATTGGTGTTACCGCTGACCGTTGGTTAAAGTTTAGAACTGCAGCTAGGTTATCAGGTTTGACAATGCTTGAAACAAAAAAAATATTTAAAAGTGTTACAAAGGCAAGTGCTTTACTTGGTTTGCAAACGGACGAGCTAAAAGGTGTTTATTTGGCATTAGAACAAATGCTTAATAAAGGTAAGATTACTACCGAGGAATTAAGAAGACAATTAGGGGAAAGATTGCCAGGTGCTGTTGGTATTATGGCAGCTTCAATGGGTATAGGACTTGAAGAATTAGACAAGATGATGAAAAAAGGAGAAGTTCTTTCAGCAGAAGTTTTACCTAATTTTGCAAAAGCACTAGAAATAGCTTACGGTATTGATAAAGTAGATTCAATTGAAAATTTAAACACCGCCGTAAATAAATTAAAAGGTTCTTGGGAAACATTAGTTTTAATTATTACCGAGGGAGATAGTATAATTTCAAAGTCAATAATGAATATTTCCCAGTCTATGACAAGCATACTTAATAAACTTACTTATGCTTTTGCTGACACACTACAAACCGAAAATTTATTGTCGGGTATGTTTGATGTAAAACACATGAAAGAATACGAAGATAATGCAGAAGAATTAATGCAAAATGATATGCATAGAGCTAAAATTCAAAGGACACAATTGCAAAAAAACGCAAAAGAATTAGCTAGATTACAAGACGAGATTTATAGAACCGCTGAGGGCGAACAAAAAAAATCGCTACAAAGACAATACGACGAAATTCAACTATCTATAAACAAATCCACAAAATTTCTTGTGGAAGTAGAAAATGAAAAGTCACGTATTATGCACATAGCTGCGGTAGGAAATGTGAAAACTCATACGGATGAATACGATGAAAAACGCCGAATAGTTGAAGAAAGTGAAGCTGAAAGTAAAGATTTAATAGCAAAAGTATTACAATATGGAGAAGCTGTGGCAGCAGGAAACCCAGCGGGAGTTATAATGTCAGCTTTATTTGGCGATAGTCCAGAAGAAAATATGAAAGATTTTTTCGATAGTTTGTCAGATGAAATGAAAGACTATATTAAAGCAGCTTCACAAAAAGCTGTTACTTTAGAATTAGCTGAAACAGCTCCACCAAAAAGAAAACCAATTGACGACGACGACGGCGGGAGTAAAAGAAAGCGTAAAATCAAAATGGCTAAAGAATATAACGGAACTTTAGAAGATGAAATATTAATACTACAACGTATAGCGGATTTAAATAATAGGGTTTTTGGTCAAGTAGGTCAAGATATGGATGACACTAAAAGGTCTTTAGATGAATATATAAAATCATTAATTAGAATAAATGAATTAGAGTTTGATGAAAAAAATAACGACTTAAGGGCAGCTGAAAAAGATGAAAAGAACAAGTGGAAAGCAAGAATGGATAGTTGGGATAAAGGTGCATCAAACTATCAAGAACAAGTAGAACAACACAAAATAGCATTAAAAAATATTGAAAAAAAATATGACGATTTAAGATTAATTAATCAACAAAATTATTTAAACAAAAGAGCTAAAATAAACTTTACCGCGCAAGACAAAGAAATAGCGATGATTAAGAAGTTTGAAAAACAAAAAATAGAAGACGCTACAACAGACAATAATTTAGCCATTAAAGGAATTGAAATGGCTATGTTGAAAGAACACGAGGGTACGGCGCAATACAATAAATTGTATAAGTTACGCGAGGAAATGTTACAACAGCATCAAAACAATTTAATAGATATTCAAGTTGAAGCTTTAGAAAAGCAAGCAAAAGCGTATCTTGATAGCGGAGATATGGATATGGCTAATCGTTTAATGAATCTAGCTAATGCTTTAAATGGAACTAAAAATGGATTAGATGAAGTTAAACCTAGTGTCGAGGAAATAGCCGAGGTGATAACGGACATAATGGACACTATGGGGGATTTAGGTAATGCCCTTTTTGAAAGTAAAATAGCAAGAATAGACGAGGAAATTGCTAGAGAAACAGAAAAATATGACACCTTATTAAGACTTGCAAAGGATGATGAGGCGGAACAAAAGATAATCGAAAGGAATAGGGAAATTAGATTAAAAAAGCTAAATGAAAAAAAGAAAAAAGAACAAATAAAACAAGCTAAATTTGAAAAGGCTATGAATATAGCAAGAGGTACAGTTGCACTTGCATTAGCTATACAATATGCTTTTGCTCAACAAACTCCGCCAGCTTTTAATGTAGCTCAGGCAGCAATTGTTGCAGCTCTATCAGGAGTAGAATTAGCTACTATTATAGCAACACCTATACCAACATTTGCAACGGGTGGTGTTATGGGTCACGACGGAAAGGCTTTAATTAATGACGGCGGACAAATGGAATATGTCCAAAGGGGAGGTAAAATAATGACGGCTAAAAACGAAAACGCATTAGTTGATTTAAAGCGTGGAGATATTATTCATAAAGATTTTGAAACAATGCAAAGAAAAACGTCAATTTTTAATAGTATATTTGGAGTAGAAAATGAATCTACACAAAACGAAATTGATTTTGGTCAAATTGAACTAGCCATAGAAAGAGGTTTTAAAAATGCAAAAATAAATAATAATATTTCCGTAATTAACGAGTTGGATGATTACCGTGAAAAACAACAAAATTGGAGCTAAATGATTGATATTAGAAACGAAAACGTTAATGATATAATTTTTGTTTTACAAAACGAAGATAATGTGTCTTTGGTTTTAGACCGAGATCCGATAGGTTGGCGTGAGGACGGTTTAAATATTGTACGAAACAAAAAGTATCACGGAATTGTAACACAATTTACAGGTTCGTTGCAATTTGAAAAAAACGCTAAAGATTTTATATTAGACGCTTATAAGATAGGCGGACAAAACACCGATTTATATTTAATAAAATATCATTTAAGAAAAGAAAGTTCTAATTATAGAGTAACGGGCGTTGGTAGTAATGACGATATAGATATAAAGTATGAAGAAAAATATAGAGGACTTGCGGATTTTGATACGTTAATTGAAGAAGATAGAAAATTAAAAGTTAAATTTACATCAGATGTTTTAGAAAAACTAATCAAATCAGTAGAGGGGGATGAATTTGAATTAGAAAGAATTAATGATATTAATGGTAATGGTATTACGCATCCATTTGATAAACATAATATAAGAATAGAGGGTAGAACTTTAACCGCTAATGGACAACATACAAACTTCGGTAATCCTAGCGGTGCTTATCCTATGCGACTTTTTCAACTAGGAAATAATAAATTTATTATTCCTACTAAATTTATAACTAAAGGTTTTGATAGACACGTTGAGGCTAATTTTAGCACATTTGACCCTAATGATAGTTTAGGTTGGCAAGCTAATTTTATTTATAATGATAGTTTAACACCTAATTTAGTTACAAACCTTACGGTAGAATGGAATATTAATATGAATTGTTTTTTCGCTCAAGACCAAGGATATAATGGTGCTATAACTCCACAATTACGTCTTTATAAATATGACGAATCAAGTCAAAGCTATGAAAGAATATCTACTGCCGACGGAGGAAGAGTGCTTATTGGGGAATCCAATAACCCAGGAACGGACGGCTGGGCGTATTACCATAGCGAGCAACAAATGGTTATGAATGGCTCACATACATTTGAAAACTTAACAAGTCAACACGCTATGACTATTGAATTTTATGTTACTAATTTTGCTAACCAATTTTCCCCATATAACCCAGGGTATTTTTACTTTGTAAATCAGATAACCCACTATCACGTTGAATTAAAAGAGGAATCTAAATACGAACCCGATAGTAAAATTCATACTTTTAGTTTTGTTAATGAGGTTGCTGAAAGATTAATGGAAATAATTACGGGTAAAAAGGGTAAGTTTTTTTCACGATTGTTTGGTAGGGATGTAGATAGATTACCGCCCTCAACTGGATTTCCACCCGAATATCAATCATACGATTATCCTAAAACAGGGGCGGAAGGAGATACGGGAATGATACACGGATTTGATATTAGACGATTTACTAATCAAAACATATTATACAAATCTCTTTCCGTAAGTTTAAAAAAACTAATAGACGGACTACAAGCCACATTTAACATTGGTGTAGCAATAGAAAATTATCAAGACGGACAAAGATTAAGATTTGAAAAACTAAAACATTTTTATAGACCAGAAATAGTTGTTAAATTACCTAATCAAGTTATTAACGTTAAAAGAAAAATAGAACCTAAAATGTTTAATTCTAACGTTCAAATGGGTAGTGAATATGGCGGAGATTATGAAATGGGTTTAGGTCTAGACGAGCCAAATGTTAGGACATCTTTTTCTACACCTTTAAAGAAAACTACTAATAAATATGATAAAATTTCTAAATTTCGTTCGGACGATACGGGAATGGAAATAATTAGACGGCAACCAGAATTTTTAGATAGAACAAAAGATACACAACAAGACCAACACGTATGGTATTTAGATTGCAAAAAAGATTATGATAATGGCGCAGGTCAATGGACACAAAAAATTTGGCAAGATGTTTTAGCGTCACAACCACAAGGGATTAATGACCCAGATAGTTATAAAAGTTGGAAATTTACACCTAAAAGATGTTTATTAAGGCACGGTTGGGTTTTACGAGCGGGAATGGAAATACCTAAATATGTTAATTATAGTAGTTATGTATATATGATTTTATCGTCATCAGACTCTAACATAAACCTATCTACTAGATACATTGGGGAATCGACACAAGTAGTTGAAAGCGCAGACCAATTAGTAAGAAGTTTAGATAGGTCAATTGTTTTGCCTGAAATTGTTACCTTTACAGTAAATGTAAATCAAGATATGATTGATTTAATTTATGGAACACAAAAAATAGACATACTTGACGAAAATGGACTTGTTGTTGATAGAGAGGAAATTCCTAATTGGTATTTTAAGTTTCAATGGATAAACGAAAATGAAGAAATTGAAACGGGGTATTTACGTTCTTTTAAATCTGAAAAAGGACAATTTGAAATGATTAAAGCAAACGATAATTTAATATATTAATAATGGCAACTAAAGGAAAAATAATAATTACTTTTAATACGGACGCATCAGACGGAGAAACTATTTCCTTTGAAAGAACGTCTACCTACGGTACTATAAGTTTAGATTCTACATTTGTATCGGGTAGTAGAGTTGCAAATAGTGAAATTCCTTTAGGAACACCTACACTTAACGCTGGGGAAATGACCGCAGCAGCTTATGAAACATATTTTAACATAGACCAAAATCAAGGTAAGTTAATGGATATTTCTAGGAACATAAATGTTATAGAAATTGAAATTTTGTATGGTTGGGATTTTCAAAATTTTAGTTCAGATGTTCCGTCTATTGGTAGCACATTAGTTCCAGAGGTTCCCGATACTTTTCAGTTATTAACGGCTAGTTTAATCACGTATATTACAGACCCTTGTGAATTTATAACGGTAAATGTTTTAACGTCGGAACAAGCAACGGGTTATTATTTACAATTGCCAGGAAGTTACGAATCAACTCCAATAACTACCGTTAGCACTAATCCTTTTAATGTAGACGTTCCAAGATTACAAGGCTATCAATTAAAAGTTATTAAGTCGGGGAGTAGTAATGTTATTAATGTTTCAGAATATTTTAATGAACCGTTTTTTTATTTTAGACGTGTAGGTCAACAAAATATAGTTATAAACGTAGTAAGCGATTATTTTAGCGGTTCTACGGTTTCGGCTAGTGTTGATTTTTTAAATCAATTAACCGAAAGACCAAATCCTTTATTACAAATAGAATATAGTTTAGACGGCTATAATTGGTTTGTTGACGGCACTTTTTCGGGTCAAGTTCCAGGGGATTATACTTTATTTGTAAGAGACGGAATGGGATGTACGGTTGAACAAGATTTTAAAATAAAAGGTACTATTGGGCAAAGAACACCTTTCTTTTTTGTTTCAGAAGCAAATAGTATTAGTTTTAGTCAAAGTCAAGATTGGAACAATGAACAAGACGGAATATATAAAAACCCAAACAATGTACTAGCTACAAGTGATTTACAAGAAAATTTATATAAAGAAAGATTAATATTTAGAAAGGAAGATGAGGTAAGAATACAATTTAAAAGCAACTATGAATATCATAGTATTAGTATAGAAGATTGTGAAGGAAATTCAACTGGAGTTAATTCTACATCCCCTGAAAAAATGTCTAACAATATGAATTTATATGAAAGTTTAGATTGTAAATTAGTTGGATTAAGTAACACAAGAGCTGGAATATTTTTTGATAGCGGAAATTATTACGACATAAACGGAACTGTTGAAGGCACTTATGAGCTTTTTGGTAATCTGCCCGATAGTGCTATGATAGATAATAAAATAAAAATTCCAGGTCGAGGTGTTTTTGTAATTCAAGATGTAATTTATAATAAAGAGCTAAATAAAAAGCTAATTGTTTTTAATATGAATAATAGCATTGGTACGAGTTTTCCTATTGATGAAATTATGCAGTGTCATTATAATTTATTAAATTTTGAAGTTTATGAATTTAATATAGATTTTTCTACACCTATTGTAAAATCTGGATTAGAAAAATTAATTAGAGTTAATATTAGAGCTACGGATGATTTGTTTGATGAAATATTTTTCTGCTCAGAATATTCGCTTATAGTAAATTCAGATGATTTTAATGGAAATAAATATGTTGGCATAAATTATTATGGAAGTAATAATAGGTCTATATTTTATTTATATGGAATAGAACATTTCATACGTGCTGAAATAATTGACATATCTAGTTATATAGATGATGACAACGATATATTAAAAGGGGATTTACACACTTACCTTACCGAATCTACTGTTCATAAAGGAATTAAAATACTTTTTTCAGAAGTTACGTATAGGATGATGATGAAATTATCGTTAGCTTTGTCAAGTGAATTTTTATTTGTAAACGGTCTTGGTTATGTTAAAGACAAATCTTTAAAAGTAGAACAAATAGAACATACAAATCTATATACAATGGAGTGTCAATTGATAAGTACAAATTCAAATTACAACCCTATGGCTAGTCAAAGAACGGGGGAAAGAGAAGGATATAAAACATTATATATACCAAACATATTAGGAACAGATACAGGTGTAGTTAAATTATAATAAAATGGCAAGAACAGAAGAACAAATACAAATAAATACAATAGCAATACAAACATTAATTGATAATGCCCAAAAGATAAATGAATTAACGCAAGTCACATCATTTGATGATGCTGATGTTTTTTTAGTTCAAAGAAATGCAGCTGGGGATAGTTTTTATGCTACTTGGTTGCAAATCAAAAATGCTATTAATACGGGTGGTGCATTAGAATTTTTAGATTTAACAGATGTTCCTAGTAATTATTCTTGTCAAGTTGGTAAAAATGTTAAAGTAAAAGCCACTGGCGACGGATTAGAATTTACACCCGATTATATGGATTTTGCTTGTAGCGACGAAACAAGTGACTTAACCGTAGATATAGTCTTTACAATGATTTGTAATAGAGCTTACCCAAAAGTTTCGGCAATAGAATTTTCGGTTACTACCGCACCAACGGGTGCTAATTTAGAATTTGATGTAAGAAAAAACGGAACAAGTATTTACGCTACTGCGCCAATTATTGATGCGGGCGAAAAATTAACATACACAGCATCGGTTTCACAAATAATTGGAGGTCTTAATGTTGACTTTGCTATTGGCGATGAATTGCAAGTTAGAGTTACGCAAGTAGGTAGTACGGTTGCTGGAAAAGGACTTAAAGCTACAATGATATACAATAATCAAATATGTGTTTAATATGTATTTAACAAATTCTTATAGATACGTTCAACCACCCGTTGTGGGAGGATTTGAAACACGTTGGACAACAACAAGTGTAAATGAAGTCATTGAATTGCCTTATAAGTCTAGCGGAGTTTATTCTGGAACTATTGATTGGGGAGACGGAAGTACTCCAGTCGCCAATACTTACGCAAATAGGTCGCATACTTACGCAACGGCTGGAGATTATAATATAATAATTGACGGAGAATGTTCAATATTTGACACACAATCAAATTCAACAAGTAGAGATAAACTAAAAGAAGTTTTAGGTTGGGGAACTTATACTTTTTCTACATTAAGAATGAGACAATGTTCAAATTTTATAGGCGGTTTAAATTGTAGAGATACGCCAATTATAAATACTGTAGACGCTGGGTTTATGTTCTATAATAATACTAATATGTTAGGTTTCCAACATATAGAAAATTGGGATATGACAAACATTCCAAATCCTTTTTGGATGTTTATGAATTGCCAACAATTTACTGGCGATTTATCGTCTTGGGATATGAGCAATTGCTTAAATATTTCCTATATGTTTTACAATTGTTATGCTTTAAATTTTGATGCTAGTGGTTGGGATTTGTCAAATTGTACTAGAGTAAATCAATTGTTTGCTGGTATGTACTTGAATTTTAATAGTGATGCTCCCTTTGATTTAACAAGTGTAACTAGTAACGGTTATTCTCTTTTTTATAATTCCCAACAATTTAACGGAGATTTAACGGGAATGGACACAAGTACACTAACAAGAATGGACAATTTTCTTGCTAGAACAAGTTTTAATAATTCTAGTATCAACACTTTAGATGTAAGTAGTAATCAAAATTTTAAAGGTTTTTTTACAGACATTCATACCGTAAGCGGAGTTTCATTTAATCAAGATTTAACAAATTGGAACACTTCTAGTGCAACGAATATGGAAAAAATGTTTAAAGGTAATGATGATTTTAATGCAGATATAACTGGATTTAACACGGCGCTTGTTACAACTATGAAAGATATGTTTTCAACTTGTTACAATTTTAATCGTGATATTTCTGGCTGGAATGTTTCTAATGTAGCTAATTTTGACAAAACTTTTTATAACGCAGATGATTTTAATCAAAATATAAGCAGTTGGAATACGTCAAGTGCAACCAATATGTATCGAATGTTTTATAGCGCTAATGATTTTGACCAACCAATAGGAACTTGGGATGTTAGTAATGTTACAAATATGGAGAGTATGTTTCAGGCTTGTAATGACTTTGACCAAGATTTAAGCGCTTGGGATTTATCCTCTATTACAAATATGGCAAATTTTATGTCACAAAGAACACACGTGCAATTTAGTGCAGCGAATTATGATAATTTATTAGATGCTTGTGTAAACGGAGGTCAATTAAATGTTACTTTAGGAATGGGAACAATTAAATATACAAGTGCTGGCGCACCAGATAGAGCAAGTTTAGTTGCAAGGGGTTGGACTATAACGGACGGAGGACAAATTTAATAAACACGATATGATAAACACAATAGAATACCCGAACACAAAAAAATGGTATATTTGTTATTCCGATGTAGAAAATATAATTAGTTACGGGGAGGTATTACCTAACGAAATTATGATTACAGGACAACCAATAATGGACGTTTACGAAAACGAGGAGGATTGGGCGATTTATTTAATTGATAATGGAATTAATCCATACCCCGAAGAAGAAGTTGAGCAACCAATAATAACACCAGAAGATATTGATGAAATCTAAAATAATGTTAGCCTTTGTACTATTAGGAATGATAGCCTTGGCGATGATAACCGCAAGTTAAATAATAAAATATAATAAAATGGACGCAGATGAAATTAAAAAGTTAATAGTACCAATATTTTGGATATATATAGGGATAGTGTTTTATTCCTTGTCTACTAATTTATCATCTGGGTATGGAAGAAGTTTTCTATTTATGCTTAACGCTTTAAGTGGGGGTTTTGGCGTTTATGGTTTTATTTGTTTTATTGCAAATATAAGAGTTGGTAAAAGCGGAAAAGGTATAAGAAAAGAAATTAAAAAAAACCTTTCAAATGCTTTTAATAAAATGAATAATGACAGAACAAACAATTAGGCTAGTTGAAATTCTTTTCGGTGGTCTTGTAGCTCTTTATATAGGCTACCTACAGTTCGGAAGAAATTCTAACAAAACTACGACGGCTTTAAAATCACAAATACAACAATTAAAAAAAGAAAAGTATCTTTGTGAAAATAAAAGAAAAAATCTGCAAGATGCTTTTAAGATTGTTTACGAACAATACGAGAAAGAATGGGAACAAGACCCAAAGCAAATGGGAATGTTAAAGGGTTTAAAAGAATTAATCTACGATATATAACCAAATCATAAATAATGAATAAATTTGAAATATTAAAAACCGAAAAAAAACATCACTTTAGATTATTAATTAACGGAGTAGATGTGACGGGGGAACAAGAAATATCAGTTTTTAGACACTTAATAGAAGTTGTTGATAATAAAATTTATAGTTATGAATAAAAGAAATAAAAATAGATTAAGATTAAAAGACGACGAATTAAATATAATTGAAGAATATAGAGGTTTAAAAGAAATAGCAGAAAAAAGTAATGTTGATATTGATACGGTAAAACACGCTTGGCTTAAAAGTGACAATGCTAGTTTATTTGTCAAAAATCCTAATTTTCAGTTAGCAAAGCAAGATACTTTTATTAAACAACTAGTAAAGCAACTTGACGACTATTCGCCTAAATTTAAAAAGATAAAACGCAAAAAATCTAAATCTCCACACCTAATGGTTTTAGACCCAGCGGACATTCATATAGGTAAATTATCATCGGCTTTAGAGGTTGGTAAAGAATATAATTCACAAATAGCCGTAAAACGTGTTTTAAATGGCGTAGACGGACTTTTAAATTCTTCATCGGGTTGGAACATAGAAAAGATAAATTTTATAGGCGGTAACGATATTTTGCATATTGATACGCCACATAGAAAAACGACCAGCGGAACTCCGCAAGATACAGACGGAATGTGGTATGAAAATTTTTTAATGGCAAAGAAACTTTATGTAGATGTTTTAGAAAGATTGTTGTCGGTCGCAGACGTTCACTTTACTTTTAATCCAAGTAATCACGATTATATAAGTGGCTTTATGTTAGCGCAAACAATTGAAAGTCATTTTAGAAATTGTGAAAACATTACATTTGATTGTAGTATAGCGCATAGAAAATACTTTACTTATCATAATAATTTAATTGGAACTACACACGGAGACGGAGCAAAGGTTTCCGATTTAGGTTCTTTAATGGCGCACGAAAGCAAAGAATGGAGTAATTGCAAAAAGCGTTATTTTTACACGCATCACGTTCATCATAAAGTTGCAAAAGATTTAATAGGATGTACGGTTGAAAGTTTGCGGTCGCCTAGTGTTAGCGATAGTTGGCATCATAGAAACGGATATACGGGTAGCGTAGAAGCTGTTGAAGCTTTTATACATCATCCTAAATACGGACAAATAGCTAGGCTTACGCATATATTTTAATAATTAAAAAAAAGAAATATGAAGTTAACTAAAAATTTTAATAAATCAGAATTTGAATGTAAATGTGGTTGCGAAATGCCAGAAGATGTTTCTTTAGAAATAACTAAACTATCTAGTCAATTACAATATATAAGAGATTTTGTAAGGCAACCTATTAAAATCACTAGTGGATATAGGTGTGAATCGCACAATAAATCTATTGGTGGGGTTTCTAATTCACAACATATTTTAGGTAAAGCAGCAGATATACAAGTGGAAAATATGACACAACCCGAAGTTTTTGATACTATACATACGTTAACGGAACACGGTCATATATTGCAAGGAGGAATAGGTAAGTACAATACATTTACACATTACGACATAAGAAAAATTAAAGCACGTTGGGATAAAACAATAGAATAATGGGAAAAGACAATCCAAATTTAAGAAAAAACGGAGGTCAAGGTACTTTTGTAGGAAATTTATTAAGAACAATAGTAGGCGTTAGTCCAGAAATACTTAATATACTAGGAACAGTTACGGGTGTAGAGGGATTAAATAAATTAGGCGATGCTATACGTGGTAATTCTAGTATTGCACAATCCGATAAAGACTTACTATTAAAAGAACTTGAAAAAGATATTGTTATCGAACAAGAAATATCTAAACGAGAAATAGAAATTAGTAAACGTTGGGAATATGATATGAAGTATGGTAGTTGGTTAGCAAGAAACATAAGACCTTTAGTGGTTGCTAATTTTACATTACTAATAGATATAATACTTATAACTTCACAATGGGGTAGACCTTTAGGTGAGGCTTATTTGCCTTTAGTTATGACTATGGGTGTTACAGTTATTGGTGGTTACTTTACATTAAGGGAATATGGTAAAACAAAATTAAAATAACCTATTTAGAAACGATTTAAGACACTTTAAATTATTTTTCATACCTTATACCCAAATAGTTTACAAGATAGCTAATAATGTATTCAGTTGCGTTCATTAGGTGGTCATCTTGTCTAGGGTCTGGCATATCGTCCGTATTCCCATATTTATCTATTTTATAACTATATAATGAATATTCTTTATGTAAGTTTTTACTACTTTCGGTATAAATTATATTAAAACTTTGTACTTGCGCTATATTTCTTGCAACCGAACCCGCGCCTTTTAAAGCTCCAACAGCGGTTAATCCACCATTAGCTAAATCATCTACCATTGATTTTTTAGCGCTATCACAAACTAATAAATTATCTAAACCTACTATTTTTTTATTTATTAAATACTCGTACAAAGGTATTCCCATACGTGACGTGCCTATATATAATCTTTCTTTTAAATAAAACGTTCTATCGCCGTCAAATTTAACTTGAACAACTGCCGTCGGACTTGATACACCAAAATCTAATCCGTAATAAGTTTCCATTTCTAAATTATCGAAATACTCGTCACTACACATTTTCCAACCTTTATATATCTTGTTTGGTTTTTCCGCACCAATACCTAAACCATAAACTAACCACATCCATAAGTCAGCAGTTCCGTTTTTTATATTTAATTCATTAGTTGGCGGTAAATTCATTTCCGTTACCTCTTCATCATTTTTTACATTCATTAATTTAAACGGTGGCTCTTTTGTTACATAAGTGCTACCCCAAGAATACGGGTTATATCCCCGCAATTGATTTCGTATTCCGTCAGTTAGAAAAGGGTTATCCATAAACGTAGACCTTAAAAATATAGTGTCATCCCTATCTATATAATTATCTAATATAGTGTCGCCACTAGGGTTGTAATCTGAAAATATTGTTTCGGATGTTCTTTGAGCTATTTGCAAATAAACATCTTTACTAAAGTGACTAATTTCATTGAAAAAAGAAATGTTTTGTTTCATACCTAAAACTTTTCCAATGTCATCTGTACCCATAAAGTGAATAATACTATTACTAGACTTGCAAACAAAAGTAGCGTCTTTTTTATTGTAAGTAAATTGTCCGTATAGAAACATATCACTAGAAATAACATCCTTAAAATCCTCTAATACCGTTGCTATTGCATTAACCCTTGTGTCACGCCATACCGTTATTTTAAAAGATTTTCTTGACAATAAAATTAATGCAAACAACTGCATTATGCTATAAGTTTTTGACGACCTACTAGAACCATAACTTACAATTAAACGGTATTTTTTAACACCGTCTATTTCACTTTCGTAAGATTTTTTTATATCGCTGAAAACTTTTGTTACATTAATATCTAAATCCACCCAATAATTAGTTTTGTTAGAAAAAATATTATAGATAAAACAATTATAACTCCAATGCTAAATGTAAAAATTACAAAAAAATTATAAAATTTATATGAAAGTTTTTGCATTTTGTTATAAAAATATTTGTCTTTTTTACTTCTAATATTAATTGTTCCACATTTTTTGCAAACATCCCCAGCGGTAAAAACTTTGTGCCAAGTTTTATTTTTACAAACTATACAAGATAAAATTATTTCTTTTATTAATCCCATAATTTACTCAACAACTTTTATATTTACATTTAAACTATTATCCTTATCCCCAATAACCTCCGCACGTTGTAATTTAGGTTTAACATATTCCATTAATTTGAAATAAGCTACCGCAAATTCCTCGTCGTCCATTGTCGCTAGTATTTCATTCATTCTTTTACTATGCGTCGTTTCAAAGTTATCTATTAATCTTTTTAATTCCGTGTCTAATCTTTTTTCAGCCATTTTTCTGTTTTATTTAACCATTTAATCATTAATTGTTCAACAACCTCACTATTCCTTAAATCTAATTCCGCACAACGCGATTTAAATTTTCTTGACGTGTTTTTTTCAATCCAAAATGATTTATTTACTTTTGCCATAAAATTACTATTTTTTAAAGTTATTCCCTAATTTTTTTAAATAATAACAAAATGAATCTGTTAGTTATCAACAATTTAGATGCTAAAATTATTTAAATATCCTACGTTTCCTTTGTCTAAAAATTCTAAAATCATCTGATTTATAGCTTTATTAAAACTTACATTACGACTAACGCATTGTAGCTTAAAATTACGATAAACACTATAATCATAAATAGTTAAAGTAAATGCGTGCGTATTTTTCTTTATAAAGCTCATTTTACCGCTATGCGTGTCGTTATTAAGTACAAATGCGCTTTTCATCCAAAAATTAATTCTTTGATTTACGGTTATACCCCAACCCGATTCTTTAGATGCTGAAACAAATTCCGTCCATACGTCTTTGTCAATTTTTAATAGATACTTTTTTTCTTTCATTTTACTTTAGTTAAATTAATCTGATACAAAGATAATATAATATTTATTAACATATTTACACTCCAAAACTTACTCCCTAACCAAACCAAGTTGCCTTGTTGCCAAACCTAACTTACCTATTTTTACCAAGGCAATCCATAGGCAACCCCCGAAAACACTGCCACTAACAAGCGTTTTTTTGTAAGTTGCCTAACTTTCACTAAAACACAACCGCTGGAATTTCTCACACGCCAACCCCCATT